ATTTAACTCTATCAAATAAGGAGTTTATCGGTCCGCCACTGGTAGTTCCTATACTTAGTCCTTGTTGAGTTATATTGAATGTATTGGTAGTCTGTTGCGTTGATAATGATGATATATTTGATGTATTGGTAGATATATTACTTGTATTAGTAGATATATTACTCGTATTAGTAGATATATTACTCGTATTAGTAGATTGTTGTGTTGTTAATATACCTATATTAGCAGTATTTGCTTGTATATCCACTCCTATATCAAGATTATTTAAACTGGATAATATTAATTTACCGCTAAAAGTAGTTTCTTGACTTATACTTGATGCACTTTGAAGTATAGTTTTTACATATAGGTCGTCTATTGTCGCCCCTTGTAGTCCTAATAAAGATTGGTTGGCGTTTATATCGTCTTCTGCTTCTGTTAAGTCTATACGGAGTTGTGAAGTGTCGCCAGTAGTATTATTTATTTGTGTTTGTATATTACTTGTTATGCCGTCTAAAAACCCTACTTGTGTATCCGTTATAGTAATCTCTTGTGCTGTATTTTTACCGATTGTTATGAATCCGTTATTAGTTAATTCCAGTTCATTATCAACTTGTACATCGTTCGCCTCTATGGTTTCAATACTAAAAAAATCGCCGTCAATATTGTCAGCATTAAGAGTATTAGTTGTTAAATCCGTTAGGTCTAAACTTGTAAGTCCATTAATAGTTCCGCTTGTTAAAGTGTTGATTCCAGTTGAAGACATGTTAATAGTTATATATATTAATGATAAAATATATATAACTTTAACTTGGGATTTCAAATTGACTGCGTCCAGTCATTGTATTGAAAAATACCCTTCTTCCATCTCCGCTTTTTTGTTGTATCCAATTTGGCGGTAAATCACCTATGACTAATTCGTTTTTTTTTGATTTGTTTCGTATTTTCTTTCTTCTTTAATATAGTCGCTAAACCTAATTGAATTGGATTTTCAAGTTCTCTTGTAACTTTGCGTTCTAATACTGGTATTTTTTCTTTTGGTTTTCGTGTTCTCTTTTCTCTTGGTCTAAATCCGCCTTGTTCGTTATACGAATTAACTGCTTGTATTGCTCTACCTTTCTTATTCACAATTTGTTTGCTTTTTTGGTATTCATCCTTCAACCCTTGATTTCCAATTGCACACATGTAACTCACTCCGTTTCTTTTCGCCCATTCCTTTACAAACTCGGTATATGCCGTCATGAATGTTTATTATATATTATATACTTACAAAAAATCTTTTGAATAATTAATTATTATTGTTCCGGCAACTTTTTCTTAATCTTTCAATAGAATATAATAATAAATATATAGAATAATAATATTCAAATAAGACAAAATAAGACATTAAGACAGAAAATACACAAAAACAAATTAATCCCATGGAAAAACGTTTTTTTAAAAAACAGATTCTACTAAGAAAAAGTTTAAAAGACGCTTATTTTGTCTTAATTCGTCTTTTTGTCTTATTTCATATTTATAAAGAGTTATTATTTATTTTCAATAATTGACTATATTTAAAACTGGACAGCAACAGCACCATTATCAATTACAATCAATTGGTCAAAGCATGCATACGCATCAAAACGAACTGGAACATTTGCTCTATTAGCATCAGCACCAAAATTTAATTGCATGAATGTGTCATCGGTTGATGTATTAAGACCTTGATACACACGCCCACCGATATCGGTATTAGAATAACTCTCAGTCTCAACTCCAACCATAAAGGCATTGGAACGAGCAATACCTCCCGCTCCGGATGTGGTAGAAGTAATCTGTTCGTAGGTATATGAATGGGGAGTATGTCTATTACTCACGCAACCAAGAGCACGCTCTGCTTCCGCCAAAAATTGAGGAATAGTAGTGGGTTTCTCGCTGGGAATAACCTTCGCACCGATACGTGTAGAATATTCAGCAAGAGAAAAGGTAGGACTATCATCGGCATACACATTAGTAGCACCATCGGGAGAACCTCTCATACAGATATACAACGCCTTCAAAGAGTTATACTTCGCAGCGATAGGCATACTAATATTGACCACACCAGCACCCAATGTGGCGTTATACACATAATTCGAATATGACTGACAGACCCATTCTACCGGTTTTCCCGCCAAAGAATTTTGAATAATTTGCATTGCGTTGTCGGAAAGTTCTACCATGTTCGAAATTAATTTTAGGTCTGAGAATATAGAATTAGCACCAGTTCCCGCTTGGAAAGTAGGCACAACTCCCTTATCACTACAACAGAACTTAGCAACAGAAGACACAAATTGGAGTTCAAGGCGGAGAGTGCCGATAGAAGACAACGCCCACAAAGGAACATAGTTATCAGTCATAGAAAGGATAGACATTAAAGGAAAAGATAGGTCTAAATCCTTGGCATCACCGACAGCATTAGTTCCGTCAAATAGTTGAACTCCACGAAGTTCATCTGTTCCTTGAAGAACTTTACTCTTACCTCTAACATCATCACGAGATTGCTGATAAGTTGTAAGAAGAGAAGCGAGTTGTCCATAATTATCAACATCACATAAAAGTTGAGAACCAGCGAACAAACGAAGGCGTTGGATTACCGCAGCACCACCGCATCGGTTAAGGTGAGAAAGAGTATCAGTCGCCCCAGACGCTAATCTCAATTTCATAGAAAGAATAGTATCAGCACCACTCATCGCAGTGTTGTTCATGGCGGGGATATTTATGATACAAGTTTGTCCTAACCCATAATTGGACGTATTTTGAGGTTGTAGGACACTATTGTAGTTTCGGGCATAACTTGCGTTAATTTTGTTGTCGTATAAAAGTTGTTTAGGCAATGACATTATATAATATCCTTAGATAAAAAAATATTATATAAATAACTAATTAATTTTAATTAACAATTAATTAATTGCTAAATAAACGGAATCATTTTTAATTATAGTAAATTATAGTAAATTAGGCAAAATTACTCATCTCACCTTGTAATCTTTCCTTTGCTTCATTAACAATATCTCGTTCTGACACTTTTTCCAACGCTCGTCCAGCACGGCGTGCTTCCTTAGCACCCGAACTCACGCCTTTTAATACACCGGATGCAATATTAGCACCGGCAGCAAGGGGGGTTCCTTCCAAGAATGGTTTTACCGCCTCGATAGCACCAGACACTCGGCGTGCGGTATTCCCTACCTTGCGTCCGCCAACGTCTAAATTACGCCCAACTTTCATACCAACTCTTTGTCCTTGTTTAATTTTTTTCCCTAATACATCAACGCTACGTCTAATTTTTCTACCAATGGAACGATAAGACATTATATATATAATTAAGAAAATATTTTAAATTTTTGGTATTATAGTTAATTCTAATGTCATGCTCCAATTAATACTATTTAATTCTAAAATATCTCCGTCTTGGTCAGTAAGTTTTATATGTAAGTTGTTAATATTATTCAATGTATGGATTTTGTGTTTTGATGTATTTTCATAATGGATAATAGAATTAGGGTTTCCCGTTACGCTAATACTTGCTAAAATACCAGCGTTTGACGGAGTTGAACTATTTATATTCTGTAAGATGAAATTATTTGAATTTACATATACTGCTCTTACTACGAATAGATTTATTCCAATTGTGCTGGTTAGTTCGTGTTTATGCGTTTGAAACGGAAGGGCACTTGCTATATAGGTAATTCCGTCATTAAACCCTAAAAGTTCAAAACATGTGGAAGTTGAAAGGAAACTAAATTGGTGCCGACTATGAAAAAAATAGTATTTATTCAGTTTTCCTAAATAAGTTATTGTTAAATTTCCATCGTGTCCATGCTGTGTTTGTAGATTGTCTATTTCTGTCTTAATTTGAGTTGCTAATGTATTTACATTGTAATTTCCTAATGGAATACTAATTGAATACGCTGTGCCGTCAATTGTAATATCCAGTTTATTATTAGTGCTATTGACTACATACCAACTATAAGGAATTACTGCATTCTTAACACCTACATATACGTCTTCTTTAAGTATATCAATTTCTATATTTGGAATAGTGAATATACTATCCGCAACATTATTGTCTAAATATTGCGTCGCTGTTTTACTATTTAAATATATTTCCAGATTTTCACTCATAATGTCTATAAGTATTCTATTATAGTATCATTAGACTTTAATATTTCTGTGTAGTCAAGTGTTTTTTGCTTTTTATGCCGTTCCCAGTCATCACTAGGGCATAACATATCTTCCGCCATTTTCTCATATAACGGAAACATATTTTCATCTGGTAATAATTCATTTCTCGCCATTACATAATCTATACCTAATTTTTGGTAGAAATTATTACAAGGAAATAACCTAACGTCAATCTCTTCTTCACATAAATCTTCTTTTAACTCACTACAACTGCTACAAAAGCATTCATCGTCTTCATCGCTTTTATGACTTGGGGTATAATCACTGCTGGTATCATCATCATCGCTTTCACTATTACTATACTCTGCCTTTTCTTCTTCTGTCATAATTAGAAAATCCATCAATGTTTTTTATACATTATACTATTACAAAAAGAATGACAAAAAAACTTATTTTTCAATATTCAACGGATTGAAATTTTTGGAATATTTGCCTAAAACATTATCAATTGTTAAATAATTATAAGGTTCATCAAAACAATAGTCAAACAGCGTGTTACAATCTTTTTCATTCATACCAATAACTTCACGGCGTAATAAGTCTGCTTCTTGGTAGTTGCGTGGTTTAAACATAGTTGTATAGAATATTAATTTTCTTAATAATAATGGTATAGCATTCCAAGATTGAGTAATTATAATCCAACAGCAGTTAGCGTGTCGTGACTTAATCAAGTGCCGTCTCAAACACCGCACCATATCCTTATCTTTCAATCTATCCACCATGTCGTCCAATATGACACAATTGTATTCTTGTTCATACCCTTCATCTATGCACTCTTGCTTGTTTGCTATACATTCATCTTGTATATCCTCTATAATATCGGGTTCAAGTTGATGGAATACTGATGCGTGTTTGGCGAAAGGATGATTTTTTGTTGAACTAAATGAACCTTCTGGCGTAAAATAGTATAATTTATTGAATTTTTTCTTATATAGTGTTTTGTCCCTAAATAAGTTCATAAGCAATGATGACTTACCGCTTCCAGCACCACCGCATAATGTCCATACCATTCCATTCCTTCTTGGTAGATTTTCGTGTATATTTGGAATAAATATTTCCATCACCTCTTTAACTGGGGTTGTCCTTGGTAAATTTGAATCTGTTTCACTTATCTTCATATATTATATAGAATATAATGTTATTTTAATTTAAATCTAAAAATTATTTTCTACGATTAGAGTATATGGTAGATACTTATTTAGGAAATAGTGATGACGAACTTGAAAAACCAAGAGTGAAGAAACCCAAAATTGCTGAACCCAAAAATGATGCGAATGATGAATATGAACAAACATTACCAAAAGCGAAGAAAGCACGCAGAGAGAAGTCACAAGCACAATTAGACGGATTTCGTAAGGCACAAGAAAAGAGGGCACAAAATATAGCAAAACGGAAAGAACAAAAGGAAGCAGAAATTGCCGAAAAATATTTGGCGAAAAAACAAACACAAGTAGTTGAACCATTAGATAGCGAAAGTTCCAGCGAGGAAGAGGAGGTATATGCACCCCCTAAAAAGGTCAAAAAGGTCAAAAAAGCACCAGCACCGAAAAAGAAATCAAAAAGGAAAGTAGTGGTGTATATGAGCAGTTCAAGCGAAGACGAAGATAGCGAAGATGATGATAGTTCCAGCGAGGACGAACAACCAGCACCTAAAAAGAAATCAAGAGTTGGTCGGCAATTGCCCGAGATTGAAAATATTAATTATAGGACATATTTTGCCTAATTTATAGTATTTTAAACCTATTTATAAGTATTTAAATACTTATTATATTCGTATATATATATAATGACATCAACCATTTATAAAATTTATTGTAAAAATAGTGAAATAACAGAAGTATATATTGGTTCAACTGAAAATTTTGAGAAAAGATGTAAAAGTCATAATAGTTTTTGTAATAATGAAAATGCCCATAATTATAATTATAAAGTATATAAGTTTATTCGTGCTAATGGGGGGATGGATAATTGGATTATTGAAGAAATTATTCAGTGCGAAGAGGACACACGATATGACGCAGAAGTCCATTATTTTAATACACATAATTCAAAACTAAATTCATATTATCCAAGAAGAACACGAAAAGAATATTATTTGGATAATATAGAGCAATTTAAAGAATATTATTTGGATAATAAAGAAAAAATTACAGAAAGAAAAAATAAAAAATTTCAATGTGGATGTGGAGGTAGATACACATCAAATAATAAATCACAACACTTTAAAAGTAAATTACACCTTCGATATTTAGAAACAATAGAATAAATTTTTCTCTCTAACTATAATATATAATGGTTACAAAGAAGGATAAGATTAAAAAGTTAGTTAAAAAATTGAAAGGTAAAAGAAAACCACAGAAGAAGAAAACTGGGCAGAAACAGAAACAAAAGCAGAGTGTAGTGCAAAATGTACGCATCTC